TTTAGAAAATATTTTAGTGGGTTAGAAAGAGACTTTGGTTTCTGTAATGTTAACAATGGTTATCATGATCCACAAACAAACAAATTAAAATTTGATCCAGGTGATTATGGCTGGTCTAAAAGAAATATATCTGACCAAGATTATCAAGATCATTTAGATGGTAAACGTGCAATAGGTATACAAGCGTGTGATGATAAAGGTATGGCTAGCTTTGGTGCAATTGATATTGATCCATCTGATTATTCTAGCTTTGACATTCATCATTATTTAAAAGTAATTCAAGACAAAGACTTACCTGTCATACCAATTAAATCAAAAAGTAATGGTCTTCACATTTATGTATTCACACAAGAGAAAGTACCTGCAACTTTAATTAGAGAGTTTTTACAAAACTTATTATTTTTATTTGGACTATCATCAAAGACAGAAATATTTCCTAAACAAACACAACTAGGAATGAACCAAGATAATGTTAGAACTTCTGGATCATTTATTAACTTACCTTATTTTAAAAAGACAGAACGTAAAGCATTATTACCAGATGGAAAAGAACTAGAGTTTGAAGATTTTATAAATGTAGTAAAAGATAATTTACAAACAAAAGAATCATTAAAAGAAGTATCAAACAAAAAGGTAAAAGAAATTTTAACTGGTGGTCCAGAAGACTTATTAGATGGTCCTCCATGTTTACAGATGATATGCAAACAGGTTCAGGAATCAGGAAACAAATTAAAAGATGAACGAGATAGATTCTTATTTAATTACATGGTGTTTGCTAAGAAAAAATTTAAAGACGAGTGGGGTAAAAAAGTTTTAAATGCTGCAAGAGATTTTATTAAGTACGATGAAGTGTGGGGTGATGACAAAGTAAATCAAAAAATAAAAAGTTGGGCTAAAGATACAGCTGGACATACTTGTCATGATTTACCTATATCTTCTCATTGTGCAAAGGGAACTTGTCTACGTAGAAAATATGGTATTGGAAGTCATAGAGAAAGTAGTTGGCCTCAGATATCAGGTTTAATAAAGATATGCTATAAACCTGACCCAGAATATTTTTTCAACGTAGAATTATCTGACAGTAAAGTTGTTCAAATACATGCAAAACATATAAAAAAGATTTCAGAGATGAAAGAGATGAGAGCGCTCATAGCAGACCAGACATCAATATTCCCTCCTATCATTAAGAATAATGAATATCAGCCTATCCTGGACGCTCTATGGGCCACTAAAGAGGATATTAAGCCACCTGCTGGTACTAATCCTATTGAAATGTTAAAGAAATACCTAGAAGATTATGTCAATGGACCAGAGGCTACAACATATGCTTCATTTAAAAGTGGTGCTGTGTTGAAAGACGAGCAGTATTATTACTTTGATTATGATAAATTTTATGAAGAGATAAAAAGAAACGAATGGACAAAAGACAGACCAAGAACTGCAACTCTAATTAAAAGTCATTTTAAAGCTGAGTTTGGTTTTCAAAAAAGATTTCCAAAAGGAGATAATGAAGAATCATTTCCACCGGTCAGGTGTATAAGAATGCCTGCAGATGATTTGATGAAAGAAGAAATACCAGAAGAAAAAATAGCAATAGAAGATAAAGAGAATATTGTATAGTGAAAGAACCTATTAAGATATATGGCCCACCAGGGACAGGTAAAACTTTTAGATTAATTAGAAGAGTAAACGCTTATGTAAGAACTGGTACACCTTATCATAAGATAGGTTATTTTGCTTTTACAAAAAAAGCTGCCAAAGAAGCTAGAGAAAGAATAGGTGTAGATGAAAAGCAAGTTCCATATTTTCAAACACTTCATGCATTTTGTTTTCATTTATTAAATCTAAATGAAAGTGATATTATGCAGCCACATCATTACGAAGCTTTAGGTAAAAAATTAAACATAAGAGTAAACTTTAATGATAAGTATAATGAAGAACAAACACATTTCTTAACTTGTAATAATCCTTATTTTCAAATGATACAAAGATCTATTAACAAAGACATACCTTTACGAGAAGAATTTAATCTTAATGAACATGATAGAAAAGATATAGATAGTTGGGACACCTTAAATCATATCTACATAAACTTACAAGAATACAAAACAAAAATGCATTTACTAGACTTCAATGATCTTGTTAAAAAAGTTATAGACTTAAAAAAATTTCCTAAGTTAAAAGCTGTTTTTATAGATGAAGCACAAGACTTATCTCCATTACAATGGCAACTGTATGATAAGTTAAAAGAAAACTGTGAAGATATATATTTAGCCGGTGATGATGACCAAGCTATTTTTGCTTGGGCTGGTGCTGATGTAAATAGATTTGTAAAGGAACCTGCAAATGAAAAAGTTTTAAGATATTCTAGAAGAGTGTCTAAAGCTGTACAAGATCAATCTCAAATAGCAGTGGGTCAAATATCAGGCATCAGGAAACATAAAGAATACTTGCCACGAGCGCAAAAGGGTCATGCGTCTTACATTAATAATTTTGGCCAGGTTGATCTTTCAAAAGGAAAGTGGTTGATCTTGACTAGAACTAAAAGCAATTTGTTAGACATAATGAAAGAACTTAAAAATAAAAATATTTATTATCAAACTAACAAAGGTAAAAGTTTTAATGTAGGTATTTATAATGGAGCTATGGCTTATACTAAATGGATAAGAGAAGGTAAGCTTGAAGAAAAAGAAATTAATGACGTCAGAGAATATATTCCCAATGGTAAATGGAATCCTGAAAAAAATTGGTATGATATCTTTGTAGCTGATCAGAAAGAAATACTTTACATTCGAAATATAATTTCTGGGGGTGAAAAACTTTATGAAAATGCAAGGATATGGTTGTCTACAATTCATGCTGCAAAAGGTGGTGAAGAAGACAATGTAATATTATCATTACATCAAGGAGCTAAAGTACAAAAAAGTATTCGTCTAAGTGTTGACAAACAAGATGAAGAGCATAGAGTGTGGTACGTGGGTATCACAAGAGCAAGAAATAACTTATATAAACTGAAAGCCAAAAAGAAAATAAAGGAGTATAGACTATGACAACAGAAGATATATTTAAAGAATCATTTCCACAATACACGCAGGTTGGCGGGAATCACTACACCAAGTTTCCCATTCAACCATACGAGTTCATTTCTAAAAATGATCTTTCGTTCTTTCAAGGAAATGTTGTAAAGTACGTTTGTAGATATCAAAGAAAAGGTGGTATTGAAGATCTTAAAAAAATTGTACATTACTGTCAGTTAGAAATGTTAAAAATAAATGACACGAAAAAGAAAAAATAATGCCTAACAGAAATTTTAAGGCAAAAAATATTATTGTAAATAAACATAAGTTTCGTTTAGAAATTTATGGTAGTTTAGTTGATTGGGAAATATTTCCTCATACTTATGACGCAGCTTTGTATGCATTCAGTAATAAAAATAAGTTAAATAAATTAGTAGAAAAGAAATACATTTTACAAAAATGAAGATACCTAAATACTTAACACAAACCGAATGGGTGCAGCCCACTGAATATCCTGATCTAAGAGATTATGACGAGATTGCAATTGACTTGGAGACAAGAGATCCAGATTTAAAATCAAAAGGATCTGGTGCAGTTATAGGTAATGGTGAAGTTGTTGGTATTGCTGTAGCTACATTTAATGACAGATGGTATTTTCCTATTGCACATGGCGAAGGACCTAACATGAATAGAGTTAAAACTTTAGAATGGTTTAAAGATATTTGTGAATGTCCAGCTACAAAAATATTTCATAATGCAATGTACGATGTATGTTGGATACGTAATTTAGGTATAAAAATCAATGGTTTAATCGTAGATACAATGATTGCATGTTCTGTTTTAGATGAGAATAGATTTGCATATACACTAAATGCTTTGTCATGGCATTATCTTAACGAAGGTAAAAATGAAAAAGCTTTGACCGATGCTGCTAAGTCTAGAGGACTAGATCCAAAAGCAGACATGTGGAAATTACCTGCAAGTGAAGTAGGAGCTTATGCTGAGAAAGATGCTGAACTAACTTTTAAACTTTGGCAACATGTAAAAAAATTATTACAAGAAGATGATTGTGAAGATATATTTAATCTTGAGACAGATCTCTTTCCTTGTCTGGTCGATATGCGTTTCCTAGGGGTGCGGGTAGACGTGACAAGAGCCAATCAATTAAAAAAAGAATTAACAACACAAGAAGAAAGATTAATCCACCAAGTGAAAATAGAAACAGGAGTAGAAACTCAAATATGGGCTGCACGTAGCATCCAAAAAGTTTTTGAATATTTGAAACTACCCTTTGAAAAAACTGCAAAAACTGGTGCGCCTTCATTTACAAAAAATTTCCTTTCTAATCATGAGCATCCTGTAATTCAAATGATAGCAGAAGCAAGAAAAATAAACAAGGTTAATACAACTTTTATTGATACAATTTTAAGACACGAACATAATGGTAGAATTCATGCAGAGATAAATCAAATTAGATCTGATGATGGAGGTACAGTTACAGGTAGATTTAGTTATTCGAATCCTAACTTGCAACAGATTCCAGCTAAAGATCCAAACACAGGACCATTAATAAGAAGTTTATTCTTACCTGAAGAAGGTTGCAAGTGGGGTACGTTTGACTACTCGCAACAGGAACCAAGATTAGTTACAGAGTATGCACTAAGATTTGGATTAGCTTCAGTTAATAAAATTGCTGACGCGTATGACAATGATCCAAAAGCAGACTTTCACCAAACCGTTGCAGACATGGCTAAGATTCCAAGAAGTCAAGCTAAAGTAATTAACCTTGGTTTATTCTATGGAATGGGTAAAGCTAAATTAGAAGCAGAGCTTGGTGTGTCTAAAGACAAAGCAAAAGAATTATTTGAAACTTACCATGGTAAAGTTCCATTTGTAAAACAATTAACAAATCAACTAATGAGTGCTGCTCAAAAACAAGGTAGAATAAAAACTATTCTAAATAGAAAATGTAGATTTCCAAAATACGAACCTATACTAAAAGGTAATGATTGGGGTAGATTTGTACCTGCGCAAGATCATGAAAGAATGTTAGAGCTTCAAGCTATGGGTCCATACATGAAAGATGAAGATGGAGAATTTATTAAAGATAAAGATGGTAATAAACAAAAAAACTATTGGCATGAAAATGGTCATCGTAGAGCTTTTACATACAAAGCATTAAATAAATTAATACAAGGTAGTGCTGCAGACATGACTAAAAAAGCTATGTTAGAATTACATAAAAGAGGTATTACACCGCATATACAAATACATGATGAGCTTGATATATCTATACCTCTTGGAGAAGGAGACAACTCTAAAGATATTATAACAGTAATGGAAAAAGCAGTTGAATTACAAATACCCAATAAGGTTGACTATGAATCTGGACCAAATTGGGGTAGTATAAAATGATAAATTATGGCTTACTTAAATGCAAATATTCCTGTACAATACGCGCAAATAAAAAAGGAGTATTTATATGACCTTAAAAAACATCATGGAGAAGTTGAAGACTGCATTATCTTTGGTCTTAGCTCTTTGGGGGGTCGTGCTATCTTATGGCATGCACTTATGGAAAATGGCGCAATCTTTTATCGC